TCCAGAGTCAGACCGAGCGACGATCGTTGCGCCAGTTGCTCTTCCAGACGCGCCAGCTCTAACGCTTCAATCTGGCCTTTTGTTTTACCGAATGTGAGGGCGAGTTCTTCATTACGGTCTGCCTCAGTAAGTGCGTTCTCAATCGCCTTGGCAACGTTGGTTTCGTACGTAGCCCGCATCTTGCTGTAAGACTCCAAACCGGCCGCCGCACGCTTGTTCGATTCAATCACCTCCAGTGCGGTGACGAGCTCTTTTGCTTGGCTTTCCAGATAGGCATATTGGATAGGGGTAAGCTTTCCCTTCATCTCGGCCAACTGTTCGGTCAATCCAAGCTGCTCCTGCTGGCTCGCGAGCAAGGGGGCGCCTGCACTGAGTTCGAGATTTGCTTGAATGATTTTTGCCTGAATAGCTTTAGTCAGATTCTGATAGGCGTTGGCCAGTTTCTCAACATCTTTGTCTGCTGAGTCGCTACCTGGCTTGTAGCCATTGAGGTCTTTATCTTTTTCCTTTTCTTCCTTGGGAGCTTTCACGTCTGAAACTTTTGCAGACAGCCTTTTCTTAACTGCCTGTTCGAACATATTGCCGTCGGCGTTGTAAAACGCTGCCCACTTCGCGTTGGCGGCCTCCAAAACTTGATTTCGCTCAGCGACCACCTTTTTCAGGTCGGCAAGAGGCGATCCACCTTTGGCTAAGGTAAGGCCCATGTTCGCAGGCGAGGCCGTCCAGAGCACCTCAAGGTCGGCGGTAATCACTTCCACGCTACTAGCGAGAGCCGAGAATCCACGGACTGCCAGCACTGCCACATCAGCAACCCGAGCGATCCCCATTGCAGCCATACCAGCCCACTCGGCGATTTCACCATTGTCGATCAGGCCATTTTGGGCTTCGAGTACATCAGTGAACCCTTCAGACAAACCGGTCAACGCTGGCAACGCTGCCGTTACGATCGACGTAAAAGCTTGATCCGTGCGCTGGCTCAGCATCCCAAACTTGTCTTGCAAGTCAGTCGCTTGCTTCACCGCCTCTGGAGTAACACCAGTAAATTTATCGACGTTGTCTGCCAGGTCATTCAAGAATGGCAGGAGGTCTGCCCCCGACTTTCCAAACAAGTCCGTTACCACGGCGGCCTTCCCCGCACCGTCCTCGTACTGCGCGAGGCTTTTGGCAACGTCGATCATGACCTGCCCAGGGTCCCGCAGCTTGCCTGCGCTATCTTTAGCTGATACGCCAATGGCCGCCAGTGCCTTGGAAGTCCTGCTCGACTTCTCGTCAACGGTTGTCAGGTTCCGTGCCAGTTTCACCATCGCGGGATCGACAGTCCCGGCAAAATCCACGCCGAACGTTTTGGCAACGCGCTGGATGCGCGACAGGCTTTCCACGCTGGTACCGATCTTTTGCGACAGGTCGTCCAGCTCGCCCATTGAGTCGAGGACACCGACCACTTTGCTGCCAAGGGTAGCCAGCGACACCCCTGCGATGGCAAACGAAGTGACATTTCCGATGGTCGACTGCAAACCGGTGAACCGGTCGTTCAGCGAATTCATCTGGTTCGAGATGTTTTGAAGCGACTGACCATTCATCTGGCGCAGTGCATCAGCAACACTCTCCACGCGCCGGCGGCTTTCAGCAGCGCCGTCGACAACCATTTCAATGAGTGCGCGTGGGGAGGTCATGAGGTTTCCTAGCTGTTTCTCTTACGCGCCCACTCTTCCAAACAAGCGCGCTCCATCATTTGAATCAGCAGAAAGAGTTTCTGCTGCGCCTTCTTTTTCAGCCCCCGGAGTCGGAGACATGTTTCGACGCCGGGATAGTTCAGACCGGTCGCACCGCCCATCCCAGCGCTCCACTGGGTTTGCACCGAGAGCCACATAGAAAAGGCTTCATCGTTCTCTGGCCAAAGCCAGTACTCATCTTCCTGCAGCGCTACGCCGCCCTCGGTGCAAAGGCCCATGGCGGCAAGGGCTTCGTTGAAGTGATCGTGTTCAGCCGGAGCATCATTGCCAAACTCGATTTGGCCGCGCGCCATAAGGCGCACGACCTCCGTCAGTTTTTTGCTGTGGCTGATACCTGTTCCAGGTATGCGTGCATGATCAGCATCGGCAGTCCAGCGTTATCGATCATCTCGTCGAGTTGCTCGCGGGCGAAGGGGACTGCCTCGCCACTCGCATCCAAGACGCCATCCCAGCCTTCAGCGACGTTTTGTACGAAGCCCTTGACCTCGCCCTGCTTGTCTTTCATGACACCGTCGATTTCAGCCTGAGTAAGGCGCTTGCAGTGCAGGGTGAAGTCGAAGGCAACAGGCTTGCCGTCTTCGCCTGGCAGTGCGCCTTTGACGCGGACAGGGAGCTTGTTCAGTCGTACGAGTTTGAACGCCATGGCGTTTCCTTTCAGTGGTGAATGTGAGGGTGTTCGTTACAGGACGACGATGCGCCACTCGTCGTTGCCGTTGACCGGGACCAGTCGCACATCGAAGCCGATCAGGCGCTTGCCGTTCAGTTCAGATTTGCGCGGGTTGGTCAACTGGGCGGCGGGTGCGAAGACGAGTACCTTGTTACCGGCAGCAGTGCCGATGGTGAAGCCCAATGCCTGCGTCTCGTTGGCCTTGACCGACGCCATCATCGCGACCTCCTGCGCTGCCGTCAGTTCCAGTTCGAGGGTGGCTGTCGACTGACGGTCCGAGATATCGACTGTCTCGGTGCTGAGCATCGCGCTGAAGTTCACCACGTTGCCGAAGTTCAGTTCGAGGCCGGTGCTGTTGTAGACTGTGCCGCCACTGAGCGCGCCGGCAGCGTACGTGCCGCCCAGCGTGATGTCGATGACGTTCGCCTTCGTCATGGCGACCGGCTTCTTCCATGGTGTGAAAACGCCGGTCGCATTCGGGACCACTGCGATGCCGCCGTCCAGGCCGGTCCACTCGAAGCGCAGCATCGGGCGCTCGCCCACCTTCGCGGACAACGTGCAGTTCCCCATCGAGTCAAGCAGCTTGTGCAGCGCGCCATCATCGTAGTAGTACTGGGTGAGCATCTTGAGCGACGTGGATACTGGGGTGTATTCCACTCGCGCCGGGCTGGCCAACAGCCCTTCGGCAACGGCGCAGCCCTGCAGCAGCTGGCCCCAGGCAGGCGCGGTGCCGGCCACGCCGGAGCCAGCCAGCTCAACCGCATACGTCAGCTTGACGCTGGCCGGGCCGACGAGCTGCTCGCTGCCCCCGAAGTAGCCACGGATCAGCGAGCGGTCGATAGCCTGCGCGTCGAGCGGCGTGATGCTGCCTTCCGACATGAGCACTGCATTAGCTGCGCCGGTTGGCGCCGCATCTGCGCCGGCGGCCGTCTGCACCTTGGCAGTGACGAGCGTGTTTTTGATCAGGCGGGGCATTGCTTACTCCTGGTTGGCCGCGCCGTCGTACTCGACGGCTGCGGCTGGGGTTTCGTTGGCAGGTACTGGCACTGGGTCGTTCGAGACCCATTCCCAGTTGTCGTGGTCGAAGGTCCACGAACCACCGCTGGGCGGCGGCGGGATCTCGCGAGCTTCGTGCAGCGCGCCTTGGGTCTTGTCGATATTCATGTCAGCTCAATGTGAAGTTGCTGGTGCGGTGATCTGCGGTGTAGGTGAGTCGGACCCACCCGGTTTTCTTTCCCTCTGTCGTACTGTCGACTTCGACGCCGATCACCTGTAGATCGGTGACGACGCCGCCCAGCGTGGAGTTGGTGGCCAACCGTTCGAACACAGCCTTGAGCAGCGGGTCGACCGCGAGGTCGCCGCTCTCGCTCGTGCCGCTTGCATAGCATTCGACCGTGAGACGGGTCGTCCAATCGATGGGCGCTCCGTTGATCGTGCCGCCGGTTGGCACCGACTGGTCCCACTGCACGCTGATCGCCAGCTTGTCCTGCTCTGGCACCGCCATTGCCCGTGCGCGGTAGATTGCACTGCACACGGGTGGCTGCGCCTCCAGTACCGCGATGACGGCGCTCACGATATTTGCGAAAGCGGTCCTCATGCGGCAACTGTCAGCGTGAGAATGGTCAGGCCGGTGTTGTCCGGGTCGGCGTCGACGATCTCGTAACGTACCGCGTCGATGGTGATCTCTTGCCCGACAGGCTCAGCCATCACGGCGATGCTCGCTACGGTAACCACGGGGCTGCTGGACGCCACGCCCATGCCCAACTGCGCTTCGCTGGCTAGGTTGCGGAAGATGCCCGGCACGACCGCGCCGCCGATCGTCACCTGCTTGTTAGCCAGGTGATTCAGGACGGCGCTGTTCGCGGCCAGCTGGAGGTTGGCGAAGAGCATGCGCGTGAGTTAGCGGATGACGCCGTCGAGCAGCACGGTAGCGCTGGCCTCGGTGCCGGACTTGGCAGATGCGGCCGCGCCGATCAGAGCATTGTTGGTGGCAACCTTGGTTGCACGGCGCGCCGTGTTGTCCCAGTAGACCTTGTCGCCAGCAGCAAGGGTGTCAGCAGTAACAGCGGCCAAAGCATAGACCCCGAAGCGGTTGATCTCGACCGGCGCGCCCTGCACTGCGTCGTGGCAGGCGACGCCGAAAATTGCGCCAACCAGCAGCGCCTGGCCGCCCAGCACGTTGGCCGGGGCGATGACGGTCAAGGTGCAACCGCTCTGGATAAAATTCTTCATATTCGATTCCTGTGATGGATGGATGGGCAGGCAGTGGCGACTTACTTGCCGACGCCCTGGTACAGGCCGCGGTGATCGACAGCCTTGGCTGCGAAGTCGAGGCGGCACTTCCAGGTCACGCCATCGACCTCGAAACCGTTCTGGCTTTCGATGACCGGGCCCTCTGCGCCGTCCAGGTAGCAGTACTCGACGGTGTCGACCTGGCTGTTGCTGCTGGCGAGGAACCATGCGGTCTCGCTGACACCGTCCAGGATCGGCTCGACAATCGGCTCCACAGCCGTGCGGCCGCCAGTGCGGAATTCGTTGATGTCGGCCTGCTTGGCCGGCACGTAGTTCGCGCTGGTCAGTGCATAGGCATCCTGCTCGAGCGAGGCGGGGACGATCAGGAAGTTCGGCGCCAGGTTCAGCTCTTCGTCGCCCAGGCCTTTTTGCAGGCGCATGGCCTTACGGCCGGCTTTGAGTGCGTCCAGCGACAGCGCCGATCCGGCGCCCGAGCCGACGTTCTTGTGTGCCGTGTCGAACAGCGGCTTGCCATCGCCCATTGCGAAATTGCTCGTGAGCTGGCTGTACACGAGACGGTTCTCCAGGCGGCTGGAACTTGCACCAAACGCCGTGACCAAACGCTCGAATGCGCGCAGGTCGTCGTTGATGATCGCTTGGCGCGTGAGCGACACCATCCTGCCATAGGTCACCAGGGCGTACGACGCACCGGCATCGGTCATCGTGCCGTATTTGAATTCGCCATGCTCGTTAGTGCGCAGCAGTTCCGGCGCACCGGAAATCTGCACGATGTTGATGTTCTTGAAGTCAGGCGCGTTCGGTGCCTGACGTGCCCACTGTGTGTACGTGCCGGCGTTCTCGGAGTAGGCGTCACGCATGCGCTTGTTCGCGACGTTGCTGAACAGGGCTGCGAAGTCGCTGGTGCCATGCATGCCTGCCGAACGGAAGTTCAACATATTGGTCGCCAGCTGCATGCGATCCATGCCGCGCGTCGAAACGCCACGCGCTTCCAGGAAGTCCCGGCCCAGCTCAAGCAAGCTCATGCCGCGGAACTGGGAACCGTTCTCGGTCATCTTCGTGCGGGCGTACACGCGGTGCATGATTGCCTCTTCCATGCCTGCCATGCGCGTTTGTTCCACGTCGCCGATCAGCTGGATGCGGGTGTTCTGGTGGCCGCCGCCTGCGGTGGAGTTGCGGGCCATTTCGTCGAGCACGGCAGCGCGTGCTTGGTCGACGGAATTGCCACCACGGATCAGGCCGGCCGCCAGGGCGGTGACGCCATGGCGGGCGCACAGTTCCATGATGTCAGCAGAGCGGGTCATGGCTTCCTGTGCAGCGCGCGAGGCTGCGTCGTCCGTGGCCGTCGGGCCAGCGGGTGCTGATGCTGGTGCTGGTACCGACACTGGTGCCGGGGCTGGCGCAGGGACGGCACGGGTTGGATCGAAAGGCGCTGGAGTCTGGGCGCCCGGCTGGGTAGCAATGGTCATGTTGTCTTCCTGGTTGGATGGAGCGGAAAGGGCGGGCGCCCGGGTGATGAATTCGCATGGGTGACCGTCTTGCGGCGCGCTGCGCGAACTTGCACCAGCGTCGAACGGGACGGTCACGAAACTGATCTCGTACGGCTCCCACGCGACGGCGCGGTACAGCGGCACGTTGATGCCATCGGTACGGTCTATGGCGCGGGTAATCTCGTACTTGGAAACGCGGTAGGTGAAGCTGATGCCGCGAATGATGCCGGCGCGGATGTCGCCGATGATGCCGGCCAGCTCGGGACGGGTCGAAAGGCGCAGCGTTGCACTGCCCTCGCCGTTCTGGATGCTGCCGCGAATGGCGATACCAATGATCGACTTGAGGCCACCGTGGATATCGTGGTTGTCAATAACCTGTACGACGCCCTTGTCGAAGCGCGTCATATCGACGGCTTCGGGCGTTACGACCAGCTCTTCGTCGTACTGGGTATCGTTGTACCAATCCCAGCGACGACCCATTGCGCCAGTCGTCCAGACAACATCAATCGTGTTGTCCGCTTCGTTAAACGTAGATGGGACGAGCTCCGCGCCGCGCGAGAGCGGCGGCATGTTCCGGGGATCGGTAGCGGAGCGAGCTGCGGTCGTCTGAGTGGTTGGCGTCGTCATATCCGCATGATGCGGATTTCCGATTCTCAACT